GGATGTTGTTTATATTAGACAACTTACAGGGAAGAGATGCAAATGATAGTGGTAGTACAGGGAACGAACGATTTTGATGATTATCAAGTCTTTCTTCGTGCTATGGGTGTTGCTCTTTCTGGGATGAAAGAAGGAGACAAAGAGTTTGTTGTATACACTGCAGGACCTGCAGCAATTAACTCTTTTGTATATGAGTTTTGTAATCTATCTGAACGTGGATTTAAATCCCGTGGTAGAAAAATAAAATTTCTTAAATTACCTATCTCATGGATTGAAGAAAATATATTGCATGTAGACTACCTTGTTTATTTAAGTAAGCCAAAGCAACCTTCATCAAGGCTGGTAGCAATAGCTGAAAAAAATAACATTGAAGTAGGAATTTTCAAATACTAAGGGGTAAAAATGATCGTCAACAATTTGCAAACAATGGAAAAAATTGTTTCAAAGAACTATAATCTACACTGGGATGGTTGGACAGTTGTAGAAACTAAACAGTCTGATATTGCCAAGACTGCAATCAACGGAATCTATCGTAAAGGCAAATGGTATTTGGCAAAAACATTTGTACCTGATCGTAATGGCTGGGATATTCCAAATAGATATAAGGTATAGGTATGGAGCAGCACCTATGGAAAGACAATGGCGCCTGCTTTGATATGGACACAAATTTATTTTTTGATAAATATGAAGATGATGAGCTTGTTAGACCAATAATAGACAACCTTTGCCAAGCATGCCCAGTTCAAAGAGTATGCTTTGCCAATGGAGTATCTGGCAAAGAGTGGGGCATCTGGGGTGGTATATACTTAGAGAATGGCGAAATATCTAGAGAGTTTAGCAAGCATAGAACAAAAGAAAAGTGGGGTGAATTATGGAGAGATCTAACAGCGGACAAGAAGTAACAAGTTTTGAAGCCATGTGCTCCATACTTGGTGAACTTTGGATGAACTACAAGTCTGACAAATACTTCAAAGATTTTATTGAGTACAACGATATTGGTTTGCCCATTGCATTTTTAATTGATAACGAACTTGTAGAGCCAACACAACTAGCCAAGCAGTACGTATATGAGACCTGGGATATATTTTTAGCAGCATTAGAGGTTGCTGAAGATCTTGGATGGGAATCACTGGAAGAAGTGTTTCATTTTGTAGATAGAAAAGATAAAAAATAATGTACACAGATACTATGCGTAGAGCTTTTCACTCTATAATCGCTCCTAAAAATTTTCAAGTAGAGCTAATTGATAATGAACATTTTTTAACAATTAAGCTGAATGAATATCATTTTCTTAAAATGGGACATAATGAAAAGATAGAAGCATTACAGTATGTAGTTCAGTTAAAAAAAGCATTAGAAATGGAAGGCGCAATAGTTTTAGTATCAAGAGAGGCAATTAAATGACCAACACGTATATAGCATTAGCTGTTATAGCAACAGCCCCATCTATACTTAGCATATTTTTGTTGTTAAAGATATTAAAATTAAGAGATGCAATAAAAGTATTATCTGTGGCATATTCAAGAATTGAAAGCCTTTCTTCATTAAAAAACAATGATGATTTAAACAATGACGTTCACAAAGAAAACTTTATTAAGTTTCTTTCTGATTCTCGTGATTGGGCATATGAATACATTCAAGATATTCAAGAGGGAGTTGCTTATTTTGTAAATGAAGTTGAACCAGAAATAGCATACTTTGATGAATATGGCGAAGTTGGTTCAGCATATCCTCATTATCACTCAATGAAAAAAATATCTGAAGCTTACAAAGAATTGAAAACTTTGCTTCCAGAGGATGAACATCATTGAACATTTATTGGTTTCAAAGAACAGATAATTTTAATTTTAAAACACTATCTGAGTCTTTAGAGGATGTTGGCTTCACTGGAATTCTTTTTCCAACAAATGCAAGAGCTGATGATTTTTTTATAGATATAGCAAGAAATATAGATACAAAAAGAAAAATTAAATATATGGTTGCAATAAGGCCTTATACTGTTTCTCCACAATATATTTCAAAAACAAACAAATCAATGAATAAAATATCTAACAACAGAATTTTAATTAATTTTGTAACAGGACATGTAGGTGATGAAGAACACAGTGTTGGTGGAATTTTAGGAGATATAAATGATCTATCTTCAAATATAGAAAGATCAAAATATATGATTAAGTATTTAGCAGAGTTAAATAAAATAAAAAACGATTTGCCTGATTTTTACATATCAGTTACAAATGAGTTTGTTTTTGATGCAGCAAAAGAAAATAAAATACTGGTGCCTTACTCTTGGTATAAAATAAATAGATTTGATTTAAATAAAAAACAATCCATGATACACGTTTCTCCAATAATTAGAGAAACTGAAGAAGAAATAAAAAAGATAGATAAAGATAACTGGCCACAGGATACAGAATTTTTTACAAAGGATGAGTTTAAAAGATTTATTTATTACTTGCAGGAAAAATCTTTTGATGGTGTGTTGATTTCTAATAGCCTCAGTGAGCTTGAGACAGAAAATATACTTAAAGTAATGCAAGAAATTAAAGAAGAAAGTGTGAGATAATAGATTATGGAGTTTTATTATTTTGGTGGCAATACTGATGGCAATCAAATATCTAGGCTAGAGAATAGTCATTTCTCAGGGGTAATGTTTACATATGATGCTACCCAAGGAGACATGTTTGTAAGAATTGCTAAAGATATAAAGCCACAAGAAAAGATAAAGTATTTGGTTGCTATAAGGCCATACGCTATTTCCCCACAATATCTTTGTATGATAAATCAATCAATGAATGAAATAGATCCAGATAGGCTTCAGATTAATTTAATTTCTGGATATATAAAAGATCATGAACTAGATTTTGGTGGAATTCTTGGTGAAACTAATGACTCATCAGGAAGAATTGAAAGATCAAATTATTTGATTGAGTATGTAAAAGCTTTAAACACAATGCCAGGAAACTTAAATACAGATAAACCTTTGGATTTTTATGTCTCAACTACAAATTATTATGTTGCTAGTGTGGTACAAGAGAATAACAATAAAGCAATCCTGCCATATAGAGATTATAAAAATGGTTTATGGACAGTAATTAGTAAAACTGGTGGTCAAAATATTAGTGATGTACCTGCCAAGTTAAACGTTTCTAATATTATGGTAGCTATAACTCCTATAATAAGAGAAACACAAGAAGAACTAGACGCACTGGTAGACCATACATTAAGGCCAGTATGGAAAAAAGGAGAAAAGCCCACACAGGTTACAGATGCAGCATACCTTACATATGAACAATTTCATGAACTTGTTGTTGAGCTAGAAAAAAATGGCATCCACCAACTATTAATGAATAGCTATCCTTCATCTGAAAAAACAATACTACTTAATTTTATTAAAAAATATGTGGAGGAAAATAAAAAATGAAAGATATAATACTATCAATACTAACAGGTTTTGGATGTGGCGTCGTGTTTGCTGCATTCAAATTGCCAGTACCAGCACCACCAGTTTTTGCGGGAGTCGCAGGAATTATTGGTTTATGGATTGGCTTTACAGTACTAACAAAAATAATATCCTAGGAGGAAAATTATGAATACAGAACAACTAAAGGCAATGCTAGCATCATATGGTCGCTCAGTACTTGCATCAGGACTTGCCCTATATATGGCAGGCGTGACAGATCCAAAGGACCTATGGGCTGCACTAGTAGCTGCATTAGCGCCAGTTGCAATCAGAGCAATCAACCCAAACGATAAGGCTTTTGGCTTACTGCCAGATGCCAAGGAGGTAGAAAAGGCTCTGAAGGCTGCTAAGGCACCTGTAAAGAAGGCTGCAAAGAAGTCTTCTGGTGGTGGAAAAACTAATCAAGTAAATTAATATTTACTTTCAGGATTGCCAGTCTAGAAATAGGCTGGCTTTTCTGTTTTATGTGCCCCTAAAGAGATTTGAACTCCTGACCTAACGGGTAGAAACCGTCCGCTCTTCCGCTGAGCTATAAGGGCGTACACCAGGCAGGACTTGAACCTACGATCTTCAGTATATAAGACTGATGCCTTAACCAGCTTGGCTACTGGTGCCTATTAATATATTATATTCGTAATGTGTCTGCCAGTCAAGTACATCTTTTTCATCATTTAGTAATGGTTGGCCCTTAATGTTTAGACTAGTATTCAGTAGAACTGGAACCCCAGTCTGCAAATAAAATTTATTTAATACTCTATATAGTCCAGGGTGTTGTTCTTTTGTAACGGTTTGGACTCTAGATGTTCCATCAGCATGAACCACAGAAGGTATCTTTTCTGGCTGTAAACATTTAACTGTGTATTGCATATAAGGGCTTTCAAAATCCATATTAAACCATTTAGATGCATACTCTGCCATTACCACAGGTGCAAAAGGTCTAAACATTTCTCTTTGTTTAATTAGATTTACTTTGTCTTTAATGTTTGGATCCCTTGGATCTGCAAGAATGCTTCTATTTCCTAATGCTCTGGGTCCATACTCTGCTCTTCCTGCTGCTACTGCAACAATTCCATCTTTTAATATACCGTCAACAATTTTTTGAACGGGATAATTACCACCTAAATCATAACCAAGATAAGGAGTATTCCAGTCAATATGCTTACCGTATAATGCTGCTGCAGCACCCAATGAACTTCCAGCATCCCCTGGGTTTGGCATGATCCAAACATCTTTAAAGATATTCCAAAGAAGGGTATTGGCTGAAGAATTAAGAGCACAACCACCCATAAATACTAAATTATTCTTTCCAGTAAGATGCTTTGCCATACGCATAAATTGGTTTAACCTTTGCTCATATACCATTTGTACTGCTGCTGCGATATCAAATTTATCTTGTTCTGAAACCCATCCCCAATCAGTAATTCCCTTATGAAAATTATATTTTTGCTCATCGTAATTTGGAAAATATGCGTCAACTTTTTTATAATATTTTGTCCAATCTCCGTAAGCAGCCATACCCATCATAATATATTCTTCTTGGTTTGGCATAAGGCCAATCAATTGTGTAAATGCAGAGTAAAACAATCCAAAACTAACTGGATAGTTTTGCTTATATTTTAACTTAATCTTATCGCCTTCTCCAACCCAAATTGTTGAGGTGTTGTATTCACCAATAGCATCCAAAACAACAATAACAGCATCGTTAAACAAACTTGTATAGTACCCCGCAGCTGCGTGAGAGTAGTGATGACTAAAGGATTTTCTAGGTATCCCATTGATTTCAAACTTTGGCTTCCATTCTCCAGCACCACCCCTTAAAAAGAGTCTGGAGGCCTTTATGAGGGGTTTTTCATAGTAGGCTATCTTATCTGGTGTACCATACTGCAAAGCATCTTTTATTAGACTATCATTGATGTACCAGTCATTTTTTTGCTTGCTATATCTTTCAGAATGCCCAGCAAAAAGTATCTTTCCATCTTTAATTAAAGATACAGAAGCATCATGTGAAGTTTCATTAATACCTAAAATTATCATTATTAAATTAAACCCTTTTCTTTAAGTGCTTTTTCAAATAACTCTTTTACATGTATCTGCCAGTGTAGTCCATAATGGTTGTTATCTTTTGCCATATACCATATTGATTGATCACTGCATAGTTCTTTATCATTTGAATGGCAATTGTGGTTAGATAAAACTTCATAGTTACCATTTTCAAATTTTGGTAAGTCTTTTTTAATATCTATAATATATCTATTTGAAAAACCATCAAGACCTCCGTGAAAATCAATACCATCCATGTTCCATTTAAACCAAACAAATGGAATATTATTGCTATTGCAGTATACTTCTAGCATTTTTATATACATAGAGTTTAACATGTAAGCAAACTCTAAAGACATTATGTCGCCAAGGTTTGTTGGCAATGATACAAATTTTAATGGTTTTTCATCATTGTTCTCTAAAACCCGATCATTAATAAATGTTTTGTTTTCCACAGACTCTAAACGTCCGCCACCTAATCTACGGCCAAACAATTTTGATGTATTTAAAATATTGCCGTCCATATATGTATAAACTCTACCAAAATCTGGAAAAAAAGCTAATAACATTTTTGGATGACCATATTGTTCAAAGTACTTAAATATATTAAAAATAATATCCATGCATGATCCACCAGGGATTCCTATTGAATTGTGAGAAAGGTTATTTTCTTTGGCAATCATATTGTTCCATGTAGCATCTTTTGGCAAGCCAACTCCAAAAGTAAATGAACATCCAGCAGACAATAGATCAATATTTTTTTCAAAATTAGAAGATCTAAACCCATCACTGTTAAATTTAATAGATACCTTAACATTTTTATCACTTTGACCACTTCTATTTGGAACCATTGAGGCAAACTGTTTCATCTCTTTTGAAACTAGCTCTGCAAATGCTTTTTGATCTTTCTCTCTTTTTTTATATTCTTCATTCATTTTACAAGAACCTTTCATTATATGCTTTTACAAACTTATCTGCAATATGTGAATGCCCATGCGTTCCTAAGTGCCAGGAGTCTGAACCATATATGTATAAACTTGGTGACTTATCATATATTTTTTTGTGACAACCAATATCTTCTAATTTAAAATCATTGGGTGTTAAATCAATAAAGTCCTTGTAGTATTTAGTTTTATTTTTATTTATAATGTTTGTCATTATATTTGTATCTTTATGCCAGCTACCCCATAAAAAATTAATTCCTGATTCTTTACAGTAAGACTCTAAATATGAGATTGCTTGAAAATTAAAAAAAATTGGTAAGGTTATTGGAATAACGTCTTCTTTTATAAAAGGCTTCTTTGAATATTTTATAGAAATATCTATTGTTTCGTAGTTATGGTGTGTATTTTGTAAAAATTTTCCAGCATATGGTCTTCTTGCTGTAAGAAAATTTTCTTGTGAAGGAGATGTAAATCTGTAAGGATCTGGGAAAACACAAAACAAGTTCTTTGAATTACCATATTTTTTAAAATGAGACATTAGTCTTTGTATTATCCTGTATGTGCTTTCACCACCTACACCTAAGTTAATTGAATCCATCTTTAATAAATCTGAAGCAACAAAACCCCAAATATTTTTATACATTTCTTCAGGGTCATAATCTTTTGCAATATAACTACCTTGAGTTTCTGAACAACCAGAAAAAACTAAATCCTGATTTGTTTTAAATTTTTGATTGATTGGCCTATGAAGCATGAGCTGCTGATCTACTACTGGATTCATAAAAAGCAGTTCTACTTCAAAATCTGTAAGGTTTTTTAATTCATTTAGATCTGGATTGCTTTGATTAAAAGTATCAAGTGAGTCATCATTAAAATAGCTATTCATTAATAAATAAATCCATCATCTTTTGGTTTCTTTATTGTTTTTTTAATTTTTAAAAAGGCAGCATAAATATAATAAGATATGATTAGTTTTATTTTTTTCATACAAATATTGTATCATATTTAGTCATGTGCACCAGGTAGGACTTGAACCTACGACGACCAAATTATGAGTTTGGGGCTCTAACCAACTGAGCTACTGGAGCTAAACAATTACTTATCTTGTTTAATGCCAAGTGTCATTACTAAATATGAAACGGTATATCCAAGAGCAAATGCCCCAATAGATAAAAGAACTAATTCAATCATGATTGTGCTCCTTCCAAATCATCTCTACGCCAATGTATAAATGATTTAATATATACTGCTGCATAAGCAATAGCAGAAAATATAAAACCATATTGTTTTGTAATTAATGCATATGTAATCCATAGGATCTCATTTGCACATAGTATAAGCCAGCCCCATATAGTCTTACGACCAACAAAATAAATGCCAGCTACACCTATTACAGCCAAAATCCAAGACCACATTTATGCACCTATTGATGGCATTATTTTATCACATGGGCATATAATGGATTCAGCTAAATCACCATTAGCTTCAATAGTAATCTTTGTGCCACACTCTGGATCTTCACATACATAAATACGTTTATTCATTATTTTCTGTTACCTTTTCATTTTGTCCTCTTGCAATAGCAGCACATACCTTAAATGCAGCCTTAGTTCTACGACTCTTCATAAAGCCTAAGCCCTGCCATACAGGAACAGTTGCCTCAATATCTTGAGCAATCTGCTCTCTGATTTCTTTTACAGTAGTAATTATGAGATCCATGACATATGTCTTCTGCTCATCGTCTAAGTCTTTAGTCCACCCATTTGTTTCCATATGTATATCATACCAGAAAATCAGCGGTATTGCAAGTGTGGTATGATTAATGTATGTATGAATGCGACCATTGGTTAATACCCATAGTATACGGATATATGTATGGAGAAGTCATTGATAAGGTAGATAACAATGAGGTTGTTTATGGTGGTGCTAGAAAGTCTGTAGGATCAGCTGAGTGGTTTTGTAACAGATGTCTTGAAGACATTTTTATTTAGTACCCACCCAAGCATTCATTTCTTGTATGAAATAATCTAATCTTTGTCATAATTTTGCGGGATGGAGCAGACATATTTTCCTTACAAGTTAAACACCTATAAGACCATTCTCCAGTAAAGAAATCATGCATGTACCCTTTGGCATTGGCATATTTTTTAGCTACAAAGGTTTGAAATGGATCTGGTATATCGTAATGCTTATTCAAAGTCTAGCTGCTGTTCAAACATGCTGGTCATATAGTTATCTTCTCCTCTTGCAACATTTGCTGCAAGGATACGCATACCAAGGGCATTGGTGATAGAGTCCTCAATTGGAAGAGCCTCAATAGCCCTTGCGATTTCTTCTCGTAATGTCATTTCGTCTATACTCATACTTTAAGTATACCCTAATGCCAATGATATGTCAAATATCTAATCTTTTTCCCAATATGATATACCATCTTCATCATAATCATCCCAGTTCTGACCTGACACATCTTTTCTAATTTGATCTAGCCAAGCACTGGTATCTATTAAATAATATGTGCCCCACCATTCGTAAGGCTTATTAAGATACTTCCACATTTTTGCGTGGTATTTATAACGAAATCCTAAATTACTATCTAAAGACTCATCTAAGTCAATAGCTTTAACTAGGTGATTACCAGCATAGCCTCCAAGAAAGTTTCCAATCCACCTAAGAGGAAGTATCTTTGTCTTGTTTATCTTCTGTGACATTCTGAGGAACCCATCTGAGTCGTCCATTTTTGTACTCTCTTTCATACCCTAAAGCTTTCCAGTCCATCTGCATAATCTTAGGTTCTTTCATTTATTCAGTATACCTTAAAGTTAGGGCTTAGTCAACTGCTGGTTTTTGTTTCCACTTGGTCTTTACCCAAGTGCCTATCTTATTAATGTTAACTTTTTCTCTTAACACTTCTGCAAAATCTGTGCTTATATCAGATCCAAGATACTCTTCGCCTGTCTCTAAATCCGTTAGTTTCCATTTTCCAGGGGCTTTGGTATGAATAATTAACTCAACTGGCTTATCAAAAGAGTCAACTTCTGAACCATCTTTTAGTATTCTTTTATTCACTTTACAGAGTATCCCACTTAAAATATTTTCTGTAGTCTTCTAAGGAAACAACATTAGGGTCTACCCACCAGTCTTCATGAATCTCTCTAACAACTAATGAATATCCAAGAGAATCAAGAATCTCTCTTTGCATATCTCTAATTGATGTATTCTTCCAATACATATTTGCATCATGCTCAAATGTTATAACTGAAAATCTATACTTATTTAGTGGAACAGAGATTAGTCCATGCAGGCTAGTATAAGCACTACCAACTGGTCTTCCTTTTTGATCATAGCCAGCGTCAATATCTACTTGAAGGTAATCAATTTGTTCTGGAAAATTATTTTCTTCAAAGTAATTTATATAGTTAAACTTGGTTGCATCACCAAGAATACATGGGTTCTTTCTATTTTCTGATACTTCTTTGTGAAGCTCTGGAACTATCTCAAATGACACACCAGACCAATCAAATTCATTTTCAAGTCTATAGGTATTGCTACCATTTTTTGAATGTGCAGCACCTAATTCAACATAGTGACCATTCTTTTTATTTTTGAGTACGTTTAGTACAAATTCTTCTTGAGAACTTCTATCATTCCATGTTTGTTCCATATATTAAACAACCCCCCCTTTGTGGATTTAAGAAATTAGTCCCATTGACAAATGATCTAGGCAAACATCTGCAACTATATAGTCAGAATGTTCTACCACAACATCGTAATGTGTTGCATCTTTTTCGCAAAAAAAGCATTCTGATTTATTCATATATATATCATACCACAAACAAGATTAAAATAAGCTGTGATCAAACAAGCATTTAGCAAAATGTTGTCCTCTAATCTCTATGTCTTCTTTAGATTTAAAATAATTACAATGGTGCACTGGCATTTTTGAAATGTGGACATCATTTATATTATCAATAATAACCTTATTATACATTTCTGGCCCTGTAGCTTTTATCCACATAGCATCTATTAATGTTGTGTCTGGCACTCCGTAAATCATATCTTTGCATTTTTGTACCATTGATTCAATTATTTTCAGTAAAACCTTGTTGTTTGGAGCAGCAACGATGCAGCAGTTATTGTATACGTTTGTACCTAAATTAGAGGCAGCATTTATTGATGCATTAAAGTTTATTAATTCTTTGCATTCATCACTATTAATATCCATCACTAATACAGCATCTAAATCTGAATAAATACCACCATACCTATAAAGAATTAGATATCTCCAAAAATCAGACTTATGTATACCAGGGACTATGTGATCATACAAATATAGATACTGAGGAAATTCTGTTTCTATAAAATTTCTTCTGTCTTTAGCAGAATGATACCTGTAGGTCCAGCCCACAGTATTTTTTTTCCATATACCTGATGCATACTTATAAATTTCTGGAAGATCTTTATACTCACATTCATGAGTCTGCCAAATTATTTTTGGTATTGACACGATATTTTATGCGTTTGGATTTATTAAAGACTTTTTCCCTGCAATAAGATCTTCAATAAGAGCACATACTACAGCGTACTCTTCTTCAAAAACCTTTAGAGATCTTCCTGGACCAACATCAATAGTACGTCCTTCTCTTGCTGCTGCTTCTTTAACACCTTTTTCAGAGTCATAGTTTAGAACTGTGCATTGAAACCACTTTGCAGCATACCCATCTCTATCAATAAGATATTTTTCAAAGTTTCCACCTTGTTCTGCTCCAGCAGTGTCCATGTTAAGCCAATATGAGTAGTATTCTTTTTTGTTTGTAATGCCTAATTCTTTTTCTTTACTTGCCATTGCGTTCATTTGTTCAGCAATTTCTTTGTATAGTTCATGAGGCTCTTGCTTAGCATGGCCCAGTCCATTTACGTTAGTGTCACCCTTATGCTCATTAAGCTCATTAACAGAAGCATTTGGATTTGATGCTACCATTTCTGAAAACTGAAAGGTAGTTCCATAAACATCTTTACCATAATTAGCTGAATCTGCACCACATGTAATACCTTGTGACCACTTACCGTGAGTAATTCCAGGACCGCAGTAGTCATTAGTAGGGATAGCAATAACCTGGAAGTCATCTCCACCGTACTTATCTTGAAGCCACTGTAGAACTTCCATTTGGTTTGCGTTACCGCAACCTACAGTAGTGTTTACTAGTAGACCAACCTTGCCTTTAAATTGATCTAAAAAGTTAGGGGCTTCATCAGCCGAAAGCAGCGGGATATCATAAATAGGTTTCATAGTTGTATTATATCACTAATTAGCAGAGCATGTTAAGCATACAAATGGCTCATCATTAGCCTTTACATATAGTTGATTACATTGGCTACAGGCTACCTTGTAAGAATCAATCTTCTTAGCATATAGGCTCCAAGAGGATTCAAACTTGTTCATAAATTACTTACAAACCAAGCAGTAGAATGGGGCACGGAGATTATTTTTATGTGTGTATATGGTTTGTGCACACTTATGGCAATTAATATTTATCATATTAGGATCTGAAGCAGGCATTGAGAGTTTAATGCTTCTAGTGTAGTAATATTTGGTGGCATACCAAGTAAGTAATATTAAAGTTATTGTTAGCATCATACTATTATATCAGAGCCATTACTCAAAGTCAACTTGGGCCTCAAACATATCTAATGTTATTGGAGTTGATGCGTCATCATCCATAGCCCCACAGACAGCACATGTTACTTGACCATCAAGGTCTAATTGGTAGTCGCACCCATACTTTGTACATGTCATATATACATCATACCATTCGGCGAAAAAATTGTCAAGTCCTTAAAGTTCGGCGGAAAATAGAGGTATCAAACCATCTCATGCTCCAAAGGAGCACTATTGGTTACTATCCTACCGTTGCCCACTTTATGATATTACACTTTCCGTGAGAAGGTCTGACATTTTCAAGGGTATCTAAACCGCCCCTTGATAAAGGATAGACATGATCTATATGAAGACCCTTCTCCCATCCATCCTGTCCTACTTGTCTTGGAGCATTTAAATCTATTGAGGTTTGACAGATATGACAGTCTAAACCATATGTTGAGAGCACATCAATATCTGAATAATTACCTGGCTCTGTATTATTTCTACGAAAATGCCTACTAGCATTAGGAGTGCGAAATCTCCAGTCTCTTCGTAATGTATTTATTTGATCCTTACGAATAACTCTTTGATTCTTCCAATAGGCTCTCTCAGCTTCTTGGCAGGGTAAACAAGGATCTTCTTTCTTATCTCGTCTATGCCAATCATAACCAGAGCGAGTACCATGTTCTGGCTCTGACTTATGCCTTAGAGACACACCAAATCCTACCATCAGTCATGGTTTGATGAGTCTCCCAGAAGAGTGGATCTTTATGTGATAAACCACATGTTTGGCATTCATTCTTAATAATTTCTATGTCTCCAATTTAGCAGGGAATATACTAAAGAACCATACCAAGTCTTACTACAACGCTTAATGCCATCTTCCCCATAGTGATCATACATAAACAGGATTAGCTTGGTTTTGTTCTTTGTTCTCAGGAACTTGCCACATGTAATACAAGACTCAAATATATACATAGGCAACGGTTTGTCAAAATCTACATTATTTTTATTCATAGGTTTAAGCATATCATATACCTATCCCAAAGTCAAGCTTCAGGTGCAGGAATCGGACCTGCATTATCAGTTTCGGAAACTGCTCTACGAGCCATTATAGGAACCTGAACTATATATTCAGTATAGCACACCGTATTTTTCAGGGGATTTAGAGAAGAGACACATTACCTCTATAGTAAATACACTATGTAATAACACCTGGCTTTGAGGATATGCCCATATAGCCAGAGAGCTGTACCGTTTTTTAAATAGCATGATAAAATGATGATATGAAACCAGAAGAATGTAACGCAAGCACACAAGGACTAGGACATGCAGGTGAGTATGGGAAGATAGGTTTTTCCCCATGTAGGGCATTTGTTGCTCACGAATCAAATAAGCCATGTGATGTTATTAACAACATTAAAGAAGATTTTACTCATGAGTGTGACTGTGCTGAAACTGGATATAAGAAAAATTCAAGATCAGGTTGCGTGGAAACGATATGTCCATGTGGGGATTTTTTATCCCATAAGGTTTTTAATACCTGTACCGCAACAATATAGTTATCCACAAGTAAATAAGCATAAAATATCATAGTTATCCACATGTTATCCACAAGTAAATCTTACTGATATTTTTAATATATGGTTTGGGTGGAGGGAAGTGGAGGATAGTGGAGTATTGAGCACTTTTACAGATGGCGTCGTAATGTCCACGGCTTTTAAAGGGGCCTGCCAAACCTCACATAACAAACCTTACAAACCTTCAAACCTTTCTTTGGGGCATGGATCATATCATACAAACCTCTATTTGTCAAACCTTTATAGCTTAAAAACCCTATAAAAAACCTATACAAAATTGCCCATAATGTCCAGAAATATAATAGAAAGGTTTGATAATATTTAATAACATATCCAAAACCAGGAGAAAAGGTTTGTTATTCTATAGGGGTTTATTGTTGTATGGTTTATATATATCCCCCGTCAAAAACGGGGACGCTAAAGCGTTGATCGTAATGTCTAACAGGATTATTTGATGCGTTATGGCGGGGGATTTAAAAAGCTAGAACTAAAGCATATAGAGTAATAAGCACAATAGCAGTACCCAAACATACAGATAAGATCAAAGCTCTTTCTGATCCATCATCTTCTGAATTATTATCATGATGATCATGGTGTTTAGAGAAACCATTATTAATGAAGTAAGGTCCCCCATGCTTTGAAAAATAGTTTCTTCCCATAGCATTATTATAACATGGTTTGACAAAGAAGGTTTGATATGCTATGAATCTGGAAAATATTTTGACTGGTCGTAATGTCTTTTATAAAATAAGGTTTGGTGGTTTGTCCATGAATCTGGAAAATTTTTAAGATCCTCGTAATGTCTGAAAATGGGAAAAATTTGGACATATCGTAATAAGGTTTGATGGTTTTGCTCGGGACCTCGGAGGCACAACGGCAGGCTTTTGTCAAGCCCACCGCTGCCATTACTACTAGAATAGTTTGTATTGGTTGTAGTGATTGTAACGCTCATGCATTGTGTGTTCCGCTGAGTCTGCAATAGTAATTAAACGATTGTAGATTACATTGGGTGATGACTCTGCAAGATACTGTCCCACCAAATCAAGGTCTAACCTTAAGTCTGATAGAACATTGGATAGTTGGATTGCTACCTTTTCTTCCTTTGTTACTATTTTTCGTCTCATGGTTCTCCTTCATTTCATTGTACCAAAAATAAGGGGGGAGCGCAACCCACCACAAATTACACTCCCCCGTTGCAGTATGATTATACTACTGCGTGCTCAGGTAAATATGCTTGTATAAACTTATCCCATTTGACAGGAACATTATCAGTAACTGTCTTGTTAACAAAATCAATGATTACGGTTTGTTCACCTAAATCATAGTTAGTACCATTAATGGCATAAATTCCAAATCCTGTTTCATCTAAAATATTGTGCTGCATTAGATAACTGATTATCATCCTGGTTCCATATGCAGCGTCATTCCAACGTGGCTTGGCATGCTCTAAAGCTTGGGCAATGTCAACTTCCCATTGGTCCTGGCCCCAGTGACTGTATAGGACAACAGATACAGATGGCTCTCCTACTGCAGGCTCTGAGTCTTTAAAAACAAAATTAATTCTTGCTCCCATTATTCTTCATCCCATTCAAATGACATTAAGTCAAGTATAAGTTGTGCAAGAGTGTCAATCTTTGTTTGCAACACAATCATTTTTTCTACATCTTCTTGTGTATTTGCAATTTCATCAAGTGGAACAAGGTCATTTTCAAGGTCATCAATAATGATTTCAATAAAGTCAATAACTTTTAGTAGTGAGTTTTTTTGCATTGTTTTTCCTTATCTATAGTGGTTAATTCCATTGTACCAAAATCTAGTGGCATTGTCAATTGCTCCCACATTATTCGTCATCCTCGTCTGACTCCTTAAAGTCATCCCTGCAGGAGGTACACCACTTACCCTCAAGATCCTCTTTAGGGTTCTCTTCACAGTTCTCACACTCAGTGCCGTCTAGTTTAGTATCTGCCTGTACCCTGACCCATTCGCAGATCTCTCCTTCGTATACCTCAGCGGTTAGCGTGCTAATGGCCTCATACCATTTTTCATCAACTTCTAGTTCAATAAGATAAGTAGTCTTCATGATGTTACCTTTCTGTATTCTGGTACCTTGGTTTCCAAGTATACCTTGTGGGTAGGACATTCTGCTACAGCCTCTAGGTCTGCCTCGCCAAGCCAGTTGCAGTTGCTACAGATTTCACCGCAGTCATTGTCGCAGTATTCCATTTGGTCAGTTGCATCACAATCACGGCACATGTTATCGTATTCTGATTCACTAATAATCTCACCACGCAAGATTTCTAACTCACCACCCCAACCAGTCTCTTCCTCATATGATAAGGTAAACAGTAATGTTGGATACTGTGCAGATAATTTTTGAAGGGCATTCATAGGACGAGACCAAGCAGTATTAAAGTTATAGTGAACAACATAGTTCTCACCATTCTCTGCTTCCTCAATGGTTGTATCAGGATACTGATTATCTAAAGATACAGCCACATCCCACTTAGTGCCCCATTCACGGACATTAAAGTTATACCAGTCATTGGTCTCAAACTTCATTGCCTCAGCAAAGTCAGTGGAGCGAGGAGGCTGACCATGATATACCTCATCAGTGATACCAGCATCTCTATAGTTATAGATATTATGAAAAGCAAATATAGGATTAACATACTTAGTCTGCTTGACCTCATATGCTAAATCACCATTAGCAATAACAGAATGAATAAATGGTTTATTTAATTGGTCACGCATCTTTTTTACTTGCTCAGGATTACCTTCTACAGTTAATCCATTGAATACCCAGTTTGGCATGGTGGTCTCTTTCTTTAGTGGTTTAGTATAATTCTACAGCAACGGTATTAGTTTGTCAATTTCATGCGGTCAGAGATAGCAAAGGACAAAGCATATGTTAGATTATATACTTCTACAAGGGCGTCTAGTCGTCCTGTTGCTTCTGTACGTACCATAGAGTCCATTGCCTCTCCTGATTCATCTTCTATCTCAGTTGCTTCTTCTAGCCATTGTTCAGCCATTAGCATAAGGTTCTTAAGCTCTCCGTGCAGGATGTCTGTTCCTGATACCCCTGCGTCTACCATACGTTGTAGGTGCGGCTCTAATGTTAAGTTATCCATTTATATACTCCAATAGGTGTTCACAGGTAGCAATGGCTCCCTCGTAATAGGCGTCTGATTCATAGTACTCATCATCACTGATAGGAATATCATTGTTAGCGTCTTCAACATCTTGCTCCAAAGAAATTCTGTGAATATTTATATACTCTCTTAATGTATTTAGGTCCATATATT